ACTTTCTGTCTTTAGTGGTGGTGCGTCTGGTCTTTCAATATATTGATAAACAATAAAAATCTCATCTTGAGGCTTTTGTATTGTTTCTTTAGCGTCTGGTGTCGGTTTAAAATCTTTGTCTAATGCTTTTGCGTCTACTAAGTTTGAGACCGCTTCGCTAATATCACTTACAGGAACGTTTAAACCTTTGCTTAATTCTGTTATAGGTAAGTCTGGAGTCTTAATTAATAACCTTAAAACGCTTTTTTCTAACTCGTTTAATACTGTTGTTATAGCGAAAGACTCTTTTCTTATCTGCTCCTCATACATTTTAGCGTCTTCTAAAGACGTTATTGGATTAATGTAAGTATCTAACACCTCTAAGTCAGTTTCATTGTAGCCAGTGTCTTTTAGTTGACTTAAAATTATATCGTCTAAACTACTTTTTAATTGTACTTGCTGACCAACTTCTAAAGGTGCTAAACCTATTTTCTCTCTAATCTCATCTGGAGTCATTACGTTAACAACTGTTTGCTCACTAAATTGTCTTGTTACTGGCTCTATCTTAACAATATGAACAGGACTTCCTACAATACCGTTAAAGTTAAGAATTGAGTTGATTAACTCGTTAAATATTTTTTGCTCTGGGTCTATTTGTAAATTTTGATACAATTGAGACGCGACTGCTATCTCATCAGCGTTGTTTCCCAATCCTGAGCTATCTTTTATGCCAAATAATTTTGGACTCGTTATTCCGTGAGCTGTAAATATCTCTTCTCTTATTTGGTTATTTAAGTTTATAAATCTCTCATCTTGTCCGTTAACTGGAATAGGTGTAATTTGAGGATGGTCTGAAGCCTGGTCAGTAAAAGATAAAAGAGGCTTTCCAGCATTATCTGAGCCTGTCGCATAATCTTTAAAACGTCTTTCGATTTGATGCATCTCTTCCTCTGTTGGTTGACCGTTGTTAAAACTAATCACATAACCCGCTGAAAGATTGTTTTTAATGTTACTTAACGTAAAGTTTGCAATCTGAGCGTCTGACTCTAAATAAGGTATCGCTGAAACATAGTCAGGTAAAGGATAAACTCCTACGTCTGGTCTATATTCTTTGTAATAAATTAAGTAATCAACGTCACTCTTTGCGCTATCGTCATAAGGAAAATGTTGTAATATTTTAAAATCCTCGTTATTTTGTGGGTTTCTAGCTGACCAATCGTCAGTATAGTAATAAAGATTATTTTCAATACCACATCGAATATCGCAAAAGTCAATATGATTAACAGCGGCAATCTTACCATTTTTAGACATTCTAACCTGTAAAGAAAAACCTCCGTAAACTTTTTTGTCTTTTGCTAATTTACTAAGTAATTCGTCAAGGTTTTCGTCTTCGTTTGGTGTTTTTAAAAACGCCTCAATATAAGCCTTCTCAGTAAACGATAAATTGGCCTGTATACTAAAGCCTTGACCAACTATAAATTTAACTTTAGAGTTAATTATTTGATTATGCTTAGAACTCTCGTTATATAACTTAGTTAAGTAATCTGGATATGTATTTTTATAAGGTCGCTCTGTTCCGTATTCGTACCAGTCGCCTTTTTTTGACTCTTTGAACTGAGGTAACTCATAACCTCCAAAATCTAAAGGAATTAATTTTACGCTCATAATGAAGGATTGTAAACAATGTTAGTATTTGTTGCGTTTGTATGTTGTGTATAAGATGGAGTGTAAGTACTATCTAATAATTTAACTTTTCCCTCTTCTACTTTTGTTAAACCTGACGGGTCTAAGTTTGTAGAGCTAACTTGCTCAAAAACTTCATAAGAATAAAAACCACCTTTTCCTAATATTAAACTACCATTAACAGCATCGTTAACACCCTCAACAAAATTAAATTCATTGTAACGTGTTTTATTAGTGCTTATGTCTGTCATTATAGTATAGTAACTTACTTTAGTTTGGTCGCTAGTAAATTTAAACAAATAATTTGGATTTGTTATTGTACTCAACTCATAAAGTGTTGCTACAAAATTAGTGGTTTGGTTCTTATTTAACACTATCATTTTTTAGACTTTTTCTTTTCTTCAAAAATATGTTCTGCGCCAAGTTGTTTAAGTAGTTTAATATTCTCTTCTTTAACTTCAACTTGAAAGCCTTTAATAAATAATGTGTGACCTAAAAACTCTTTTTTTATCATAACTTAAATTTTTAAAAAAAAGGAGGCGTAATAAAACACCCCCTCTTCCAAACAACAAAGAACTATTTTATGCAATAGTTAAACCAGCTACAACTGACGATTGTACAGCGTAGCAAGGCAATTTAGACTTATCAGTAATTTCAATTTGATACTGATTAGCGTCTCCGAAAGCCTGTCCTGTTTGTGCAACAAGAGACGAACCTTCAGCAAAAGCGTCAGCACCTAAAGCCCAATAAACTCCGTTATTGTCTTTAACAATTACGAAAACTCTTGCCAAAATAGCAAGTTTCAACTCGTTAGACTTTACTGCTGATAATTTATTTATTGTAAAAGCGGCAACATTATCGTAAAATGATGTTCCACCTACAGGGTCAATAGTAGACGTTGAAGTTAACGAACCTGATTCCTTTTTAAGATTGTACTTATAAAAGTTTGTTCCTCCTGCCTGTGTGATAGCAGAAATCTCGTGGTTTGCTAAAGTAAACGCTGTTACATTATCCCTTTCTGATATAAGGATTTCTTCGATGCCTCCGATGCTATCAGAGCAATCTCTAGAAAATCCTGTGGCTAATGGACAACTCATATTAATTTTTTTTTATAACTGTTTGATAATCAAGCAGTTGGGTTAATAAAAGGGAGTTTTTACACTCCCTTAATTCTTATTCTTATACTAAAGCAAATCTAACAATCTCGTCAGGGAACGCAACGTTAACACCTGTTCTAAAAGCCATTGTTACTTTGTAAATTCTATCGTTTTCGTCATACCAACTTCTAACATCGTTCGCCTCTTCGTCTGGTAAATCAACACCTATAAAAACGTTAGACGCTCTCATTAAGTAAATGTTGTTATTTGGAGAACCACCAACAGCAGTTAAACCTGGGTCTGAAACAACTTCAATATTAGGAAAACCAATTAAAGGCATAGACTGAGTCTGTCCTTCTGAAACATAATGAAAATAGTTTCCATCAGCTAACGCTCTTTGGTATAATAAAAACTGAGCTGGAGCAACAAACATTTTTAAATCGTCTGCCCCTGCAATAGCTTCAGGAGTCAATTCAGCCATTCCTAAAAGGATGCTTATAATGTTTCCAGAAGTATATCCAGTTCCAGTAGTAATCCCTGAAGGGTTCCCGTTAACAGCAGTTCCAGCCGCTAAAATTTGTTTATCTAATCCGTCAAACTTACTTAAGTTAGCCGCACCTGAAGCAGTATCTCCTTGCCAGTATGCTTTTCCTAAAGCGTCTTGAACTTTAGCAATCTTTTGAGCGAAGTAAATCTCTTCAAAAGGAACTTCCTCTTTCTCGTTAGTAAGACCTTGCTTTAACATAACAGCAGTATATTTAGCCGCTAGGTCAGTCATACATAAATCCTCGTGAACTGCAACAGCCCCAGGAGTTATTGTTCTTTGTGTTAAAGTAGTTGTACCACTTGCAGTTCTTGAACATCCGTCTGCTTGGAAAACAACGTCAGTGTCTAAAATGTTAATTGTAGTCGGCCCTTTAACACCGTCTTGGATATTAGCATACTCTGCTAGTCTACCCTTAGCAACAGACGCTACTATAATGTCCATTGCGTTTTGTTCTGTGTACGCTGGTAATGCGCTTACATCGAAACTCATAATTTTAGTTTTTTATTAGTTAATAATTTTTTTAGATTTTAAGACACTTATAATATCTTTTTTAGTGTCTTTTTTAAATGCTTTAAACGCTGAATTTCTTTTCTTTACAGCGTCTTTTGTTGGTTCGACCAAAAGTTTTTCGGTTAGTTCCAAAAGTTTTGCAAAAGATTCTTTTAAGTTAGTAATGTCTTTTTTAAGTTCGTTGAACTCTTCAGAAAGCGTAGCTTCCATTCCAAAAACTCTCTCAGTAACAATACTCTCAATGATTTTCTTTGCTTCTCTCTCTTGAGACTCAGACAAAGGAGTTGACATTTCTTCTTCCTCTTCCTCTTCAGCTTCAACCTCTGGGGCCTCTTCTTCTTCTACCTCAACAACCTCAACGATAACACCGCCCTCAGTAACAATCTTACGACCGTCGCTTAATTCGTGTTCCCCGTCTGGTGCTGGTAAAAGTTCGCCCTCAGCCTCAACAACAACAGCCGCTCCGACAACTACTTCAGGCTCAATTTGAGCAACTGTTCCGTCTGCCAAAACAACGTCTTCAAACTTTTCAGTCGTAGACTCTACAGTCTCCTCGCTTACTTCCGTTTGTTCTGTTTCAGTGGTTTCTGTCTGAATGTTAGATTCTGTTTCAACTTCAACGCCTTCGTTTTTGAAAATGCTTTTAATGTCGTTAAACAATTCTTTTAATTCATTCATAATAAAACTTTTTTATTTAATATTATATATAACAAATAATTTAATTTTTGAACGTAAATGTTAATTATTTTAAATTTTAACGCATTTACCATTTTTCTTTTTATATCCTTTAGGACATTTTTCGTCATATAAAACCTCTGAATGACTCTCACAAGGCATATACCAGGTTTTACCCTCATACTCGTGTGTATGATAACCCTCGCAACCTATATTTAAAGCCATTTCTTCCGCTTTCTCTTTTGTACTATAAGCAAGTCTGTCGTCAATTATAGCGTGATTCTCATCTACTAACATAGAAACGAAATTGTTTTTTTTCTTTTTATATTTTTTAACTACGTCTCTAATTTTTTTAATTAAGTTAGTCGGATATTTAACAGTCTTATCCTGTCCAAACATACCCTCGACAGAGAATCCTTTAAAAGTTCCGTCTTTAACCATATTCCAAACCTCATCGTTTTCTACTCTCATAGAACCCCACCAACTTCCGTCAGGTGCGTCTTCAAAACCTTTAGGCGCTTTAATACCTCTTTTAGAGTCTATTATTAACGACTCAATAACATAAACACCTTTAGCCTGTAAGTTATTATCGTGCATTAAATTGACATTTGCGTTAAGACCGTTTTTGAAAAATTTATTTACTATTTTCTCAATTGTTTCTCTACGAAATACAACGTAATATTTCTCGTTTTTGTCGTTTAGTCTAATTATAGGTAAATCAGCCTTCATAAAGTAACCGCTGACAATTCTCTTTTCTTCGTTTTCTATTTTAAAGTCCTGTCTGTATTTATCTTTAGTTTTCATTTTATTAATAGCCCAGTTGATTCCTGAAGTCCCACCCCATAAAAGCCACGCTAAATAACCGCAGTCTCTCCAAGGTGTGTCTTTATACTCTTTGTCAACCTCAGCGTTTTTTTTATGTCTGTTAAAAGACGCCATACGTCCGATAGTTTCCCAACTGATTTTAGATTTATTTTTTAATTGATTAGCTCTTGAAAGTCCAACCCTTGTAAAATTGCAGTTGATTTCGTCTTTATATTCGTCAATCCATCTAAGTGCTTTCTTTGCGTTGTTAGACGCAGACTCAGGATAGTCGTTAAACGTTTCTTCAAATTGATGTTTTTTAAATGCCATCCATTGAGATTCAATGGCAGGGCTGTCGACCAATGCTATCATTGACACTCCAGACTCATCCTCTTCGTCAATAATTAATTCTAATAATTCGCTTTTTTCCATAATATAAATTTTAACTTAATGTTGCCTGTCCTTGAATAACAGCAACTTGATTTTGTGTGTTAGTAATATCTGTCTCAGTAACAAAGACTTGAGTTGGTTCTTGTGGAACTAATGTACTCGTATTTGTAACAGGCGACAATTGAGGCGCAGTACCTCCACCGCCCGAAAAGTCAGGAGCGTTTGTTCCACCGCCTCCAGCTGAAGAACTTTGAAATTGTTGTTTACTTATTGTAGCAACGTTTGCAAGTCCGTTAACAATAGCAAGTCCAGCGGCTATAAAAGGTTGTGCTGGAAATAATACTGTTTTAGGGTTAGCGGCCGCTGCCGCGAATATAGCGTTAGCACCCTGATAAGTTTGTATTATTGCCTGAGCAATTTGTAATCTTTTATTTATTTCAAAGGCTCTCTTTTGACTTTTTTCGTTTTCTTTTGCAAAAGCAGTTGTTAAGTTTATTAATGCGTTAACTCCGTCAGCGGCTAATTGTAGTTTAGCATCCTCTAAAGCTATTGCTCTCTCTAGTTCTTCCTGTGCCGCTTTTTTCTTTTTCTCCTCAAGTTTAAGACGTTCTTCTTCTTGCTTTTTATTTAATTCGTCTGTTTTCTTTTGTTGTTTTTCTTTTTCAGCGTTTAATTTTTCGTTAAACTCTTTTGTAATATCTAATATGTTTTGCTCACTTTGAAATCGTATTAACCGTCTTTCGTTTTTTGTTAACTCTTCGTTTTTCAAAAGATGGTCTCTTTTCATCTTTTCAATCTCTATAAAATCCTCTAAGTCTTTAGCGTCTGCCTCTTTTCTCGCAACTCTTAATTTATGTCGTGCTTCTTCGTCTTTTTCTAGTCTTTTATTTATTTCTACTCCTCTTTTTTTAGCGTCTGTTGCTAACGACTTTGTTTGGTCTGCTAATTCTTTTTGAGACGCTTGTAAATTAGAAAGCTCTTTTAATTCAATTTTTTGTTCACTTTCTCTTATTGCAGTTCTGTCGTTTGCTAATTTTTCCTCTAACTTTCTAAGTGCTTCGCCTATTCCTTGACGTGCAAAAACATTTGTCTCTTTTAAATGTTGGATTGCTTTTTGAGTTTTTTCTTCCTCATCTATTAAAGATTGATTAGTTTGTTTTAATTGTTCTAACTCTAATTTTCTAATTTGTTGGGCTGACGCGCCTTTTAATTTTGCTAGAGCAATCTCTTTTTGTTGATTATGCTCCATTGCGTCAGATAAATCGTCAAACGCTTTTTCTTGGGCTTCAATTGCTTTTGCTGTTTTTTCTGATTGACTTTCTAACTCTTCAGAGCCTCCTATCCAGTCACTTATAGCACTAATTGCAGACGATATTCCAATTACTAAAGCACCAACTCCAGTCGCTAATATTGCCGCCTTTAATGCTTTAAAAGAAAACGATGTCGCAACAACCGCTTTATTAAATAATTTAGTAATTGTTGTCGCGGCAATAGTTAAAGCGTTGTTAACTTTCATCGCTGTATTTTTAGCAACTAACATTAACGTACTTTCTTTTTCAAGGTTTTTTCTTAATGTTTCGACACCCATTAAAATACTTTGAGCCGCCTGAAGTTTAACCATAGTCTCTCGCAACTCTTCACTCTCAACACCACTTAAAGCCATAGCACCTTGAAAGGCAGTAAATCCAGCAACGACAGACGTTCCTAAATCGAGAGCCGCCTGAAGTTTAACTCCGTCATTTGCAAGTCTGTTTACCTCGTTTTGAATATCAATATAACGGTCTTTTAACGCGGCCGCTTTTTTGATAGCCTCTCTTCCTAAAGGCGAAGTTCTACCAGCCTCTAAAGCGATAGCTTGGTATTGTTGAATTTGTTTATTCATCGCCCGTATATTTACGGGAGCCTCCTCTATTTCTTTATTTAAAGAGTCAAATTGTTGCTGTAACGTCATTGTCTCTTTTTCAGACGTATCGATTGTTTTATTTAGTTTTTGAGTAGCCTTTTCAAGGTTTCCTAAATTTGTAACCGCTTTACCAGTTTTTACGTCTAATTCTAATGCTATTTTTTCTGCCATTTTATTTAGTGCTTATAATATTGTATGTAACTCCATCCCATTGAACTTGTACAGTATCAAACGCAGATGTTAAGGTGTAAGTTGTCGCTCCGTCTATTAAACGAGTTGGTGCGCTTAATATAGCTTGATTTGCTGAGTGTACTTTTTTAAAAGTCCAAGTTTTTCCGTAAGTCGACTCTGTTGCAAACGTCATTGTTACGTTACCTCCTGAAGTGTCAATTAAGAAAGTGCTAATACTTTCAACTGCTTTACTATTTACGCTTACTTCTTTAGTCGCTCCAGGGCCTTGTTCTACTCCGTTTAAAAAGCTAATATTATTGTTTGCTATTATTGTGTTATTAGTATTTAATATACTTACGTTTTTAGAGCCTTGAATTAAATTGTTGTTTCCTGTAATTGTTACATTTTCAGAACCAGCCTCAACGTAATTATTAGAACCTATTATTGTAATGTTTTTTGCTGTTGCGTCAATATAATTATTAGACCCTAAAGCGTTAATCATATTGTTGTTTATGATATTATTATTAGAGTGTTCAATCATTCCGCCTTGATACAGTGGAGCGTCTTCGTCTGAGATTGTAGCAACGCCTCCGTTAGTTACTGCTGTTGTCGGTGAAAATACAGTCGCTAATTTTATTTTTAAAAACTCACATTTAGTCACAGGATTAGACGGATTGTAATTCTCTATTTTATTAAGTCTAAAATAAGAACCATTAAAATAATATTGTTTTTTAAACGAAAGGTTTTTTATGTCGCTAGGCGTAAGATGAAAATAAGCGTTTATTACTTTGCTATTTGTATCTGTAATCTCAGCTATAAATTTAGAGTGATATTTATTAAATAAATTATTGTTTGTAAATGTTATTGTATTAAACGTATCGTCATAATAGACTTCTTTAGTAAGTCCAAAATTAATATCTAACGTAGGCGTAAAAGGGTCGTTAAAGTGACCAGCATACGGATAAGTTGACTTATAAGTCGAACTCGGTGTTGTTGACAGTTTGTCTTCTACGTGAATCCAACCCTGAGCAGTTGCTTTTAAACCTCCGTAATATAATATTCTAATATTAGACTCAGTTTTTGCCTGTCCGTTGTTTTCGTCATATTTCTTAATTGTCGGAATAACTCTATCTTGATTAAGTTGACCGACTATCGGAGTAGGCGAAAATATAACTTCAGTCTTTTTTGTATTGTTTAAAAACTCGTTGTTTATTTCGTGTTTTCTTTGTCCGTAAGATTCGTTAAATGTATCTAAGTATAATTGATTATAATAATCTTTGTCGTCTTTAAATTTGTATAAGTATTCTTTTGAGTCAACTTTAGCCATAGGCAAAGACTCAATATTTTGAGAATAGTCTAGTTTTTTAGACCAATCGACAATCGTATTATTATAAAAGTCCTCTCTAGGTTCTATTAATAAATTCTTTTTATTTGCTTCGTCAGTTTGAATATATAAATTAAACATCTTTACAATAGACATAAAGAAGTCTTTTTGTTTTATATTTTTAGGTATAACAGAGTTATAGTCAATAGAGTTTCCTTCAACATATGTGTTATTAGTAACTTTATTTTTAAAAATACCGTTTGCAACATTTAACTGAACTGTACCAGTATAAGCCTTTGTTGTACAATCGCCAGAACCAAAAGCGCCAGACTCAACGAAAAAAGGTTGTGCTCCTGTACTATAAGAACAACCAGCGTAATATATGTCAAATATGTTGTCTTCTTGACCGTACAAAGAACTTTGAATTACGATTTGTATAATGTCGCCACTTTCAACGAATTGACTTTGAGCAGTAACCCAATAGCGATTAGGTTGAACAGATTGTTGTCTAGGGTCTGACGTTGACCAAATAGCAGTCCCGTAAGTTTCGCCTCCTAGAACAACGTCTCTCTTATTATCAATAGTTTCAAAGTAGTCATTATCTGGATAAGTAGCTCCCGAAGTTGTAACGCTAGTCGTTCCTCCTGGTATTGTATTTGTGTAAGTAATATTAAAACGTTTACTACCTATAACTCCAGTCTCTACAGGCGTAGTCGTTCCGAACGGTGTATAAGTATAACCTCCTTTAGCATTTCCTGCGCTGTCTGTATGTAATAAAAATATTTTGCCTTCTATTGCTGTAATACAGTTTACATCGTTTGTAGGTGTTGCTCCTGAGCTATACGCTTGAGGCGTAAACGTTCCCGTTAAATCGACTTGAAATTGAAAGTCATAAGAGCCAGTTTGATTACAAGTATATTTGCCTGTTGTAGTGTCATAAACTCCGTTAGGGTCTGTCTCTGAAATCATTTTAATATCATAACTCGGGTCGTCTGTATCTCTGTGAGTAATTAACGCTTGACTTGCTGAGCTAGTCGCTTGAAATTGCGCCTCAGTTGCTGAGAATACTCTTTGACCTATTGACGTTGACGACAACTTAAAGTCTTTGCCACTAAAAGGAATTATTAATTTATTAAAAGGGTCTGA